AATAGAACCACCACGTCTTTACGCTGCGGGCTTCAGTCATGCAAACTGTGGCGGGGCCTGTGTTCGCGGAGGACAGGCTTCTTGGAAACTATTGCTTGAATGGAACAAACCGAGATACTTGGAATGGGAAGCAGAAGAAGAGAAGACGCGAGTAATGCTTGGAAAGAACGTTGCGATTCTCAAGAAGACCGTAAACAAGGAAACCTTCCCATTGACATTGAAGGCTTTCCGTACACAGATAGAGGATGCACCACAGATGTTTGACAAAGACGATTGGGGAACATGTGGATGCTTCATGGACGAGGATTCGTGAACATAGAAACCGTAGAAATTGATTCGCTACGACCAGCACCATGGTCTACTAGCCATTTATTGCGTCCCGATGAGAGGTCGCTGATTCAGTCAATGACCGACTGGGGATGGCTACAGCCAATCATCGTCAGGGCCGAAGATAGAACCATCATTGATGGGAACCTGCGTTGGGTTATCGCCAAAGACAACAAAGGCGTACAGGCAAGATTCGGCAGTGAAGTTCCTGTCGTTTGGGTTTCCTGCGATGAGGTTGACGCAATGATGATGCACATCAGGCTGAATAGATCCAAAGGAATGTCTGTTGCTAAGAAGACATCCAACCTTCTCAAGACAATCAGAGCATCGCGCAAATACGATGATCAAACTTTGAAGAGTCTTCTCGTCATGACGAGGGAAGAGTTTGAAATCCTCGCTGACGGATCCTATGTGAAGCAGAAGTCCCTGAAGGAACACACCTACTCACGTGGCTGGATACCAGTAGAGGCTCCGAAGCCTGGATCAGCGATTGCCGGCGAGATGCGTTTCGAGAGGCCAGTCAACAGAGACAACTGACCTTCTCGTCACCAACTCCTGCACAATGGTACGGTTGTAAGCACTAGAGCCCTTACGAAGGAGTTGGATATGCCACCAGGAAGACGAGGAACAGACACCGAGAGGGCACCGATTATTTACGGTCCTGGCGTTGTCTATGACGGAGACGGAAACCCCGTTGGCTATGGCACGGATTACTTGGACAGTCTTGTGACACCAAACGCACCATCTCCAGCTTTCCCACCACCAACAGGTCCTCCTGCTACAGGGCCGAATGTGCCTCCAGCCCCAGGAACCACAAGGACTCCAAGAGGACCTCAAGCACCACGGGTACCAAAGAACACAAGCGCACCGCGCACCCCAAAGGCCCAACAAGGTCGTGGTGGCGCACTTTCGCGTATCTTGCGTGGAGCAGCAGCAAAGCTTCGTAACAACAAGAAGAAGTAGAAGGTCGTAGATGATCGTCTCCGTACGAGAACTTACGGCCTATATGGATCGTTCGCTCACGAACCGACAGCAAGACGCTGCCGAACTCGTGCTTGCTGGCGCACAGGCTGAGGTTGAGACTTTCCTTAGCCGACCCGTAGAGGTCAACGAGTTTGTCTACACGTATGTAATCCCTGAGGACAACCTTTGGGTGAACACGGAGTCGTATTTCTACGACAGAACCCTAGATACAGCCAACTCAATCGTTCCTGTTCTACGACCACCGTTTCAGTTGCATCTTCCAAATGCTCCCATTGTTGATGTTGAAAGCGTCTTTGTGTATGCCTTCAATGGTGCAGCGGGAACCCCTCCGTTGGAGTTGCAACCCAATGACCATTACCTCGTAAGGAAATGGGGTCTTGACATCTATTCCGTCTGGTCTGGAGACAAGATTGTCATCACCTACAACGCAGGAATGGCACCAAATGCCCATGTAAAGCAGGTAATTCTGCGTATGGCCGCTCGAGAGATGCAGAACATGACAGACGATGTCGTCGGTCTCAAAGACTTCCAGAACAGAGCAGCAACAATCGCTGAGGTTGGTTTGACCGAGGCGGAGAAACGCAATCTTGATCCGTTGAGGCGCAAGCAAATATGAGTTCAACGACCATCAAGGTCAACGTTGATGTGGACACCAGCGAACTAGCCGCAATGAGGCGGAACATGGGTTCGTACCGTGAACCACTCATGGAAGGTATTGCCTTTCTTCGTACGGCTTTCGGCAATAACTTTGACTCTTCTGGGTCAATGGTTGGAGGCTGGGCACCACTTGCGCCATCTACCTCGGCGTGGCGAGCAAAGAACGGGATACCACCTTTCGCCCCAATCCTCGTCAACAACGGAACACTCAGAACTGCTGTCCTTATGGGTAGAGGCGATGTTGGCGCAAAGGATGCGACACTCACTATTGAGAGCGAAATCGCCTCGTTCCATCAGTACGGAAGTCGCAAAGGCAATCTTCCTAAACGCGAAATCGTATTTGAACCACCTGGGTTTGCTGATCTCATGGCTCGCAGGATTAGGGCGCACATCGTGCCTGACTCCTACGCCAACGACCTGAAGGCGCTTCTGCCATGATGTCTGGACCTTGGACAGCAAAGGAATATGTCTCTTCTTATCTTGAGACCGACTTGCCTGACAGGATTGTTGGTTACAGGAACCTCTGGAACCTTGACTCAGACAGGCTTCCTGTCCCTGAGAAGTACCTCTCGTATGAGCCTCCGTCTTTGGATCATTGGCCGATGGTGATAACGGTGAGTCTTTCAACCCCATCAATGACCAGAATTGACTATGTGGATGGTCTTAACCCTGTGTACAGAGTGTCGTACAATATGAGGACTTACATCTGGGTCAGGCAGGATCATGCTGAACTTGCAACAGAATCACGGGACAGGCTGACCACGGTCATTAGAGCAGCCCTTCTTGATAGAGCCTCACTTGTGTCTTTGGATGATGAAGATCATGATCTCCTTCTTGATGAGACAACGTTGAGGGAAGAGTTCTCGGACATCACATATGTGAAGGGCGATAGAGCAATTTGTGGGGCTTTCCTTGGGTATACCTTGAACCTCAATGAGGCAATCACTCGCAAACCACGATATGTTCCAACCGAAGAGAACCCTAACGAACTTACGCTTGATCTTTCTGTGCTTTCACGGACGGAAGCAAACTAATGGCTAGTATTGCCGGCATGGCCACAGGAACAATCTTTAACGTAACGCAAGAACGCGTCCAGATCTCTACAAACGGTCGTTCCGTTGCTGCACGCACTTCAGCAGAAGTTGAACTCAATGACGAGGTATTGACCTCTGCACTCAACTGTGGTGCTGTGGTGCTATTGTCCTCACAGCAGGATACTTCGGCATCAAAGCCTGAGGAACCAGTCGTAGCTCCCGAACCAGAGCCAGTCACAGAATCGGAACCCGAGGTCAAACTCGACGAAGAAGCAGTCGCTGACGAAGCAGAAGAAGCAAACCTTACAGCGGAAGAAGATTCTGACGCTGAAGGCGAAGAAACCAAGACCAAGAAATCCACAAAGAACAAAGTGGCGAAGGAGAACTAATGCCGGGCGTAGTCGTCAACACAGGTGTTCGTATCGGCGGTGCCGGTGCAGAACAGGCCCCAAGCAGCACGCTGTTTATTGTGGGCATTGCAGAGCGCGGTACTACCGACGCATTTGTCGTCAGGAGTATGGCCGAGTTTGTTGCCGAATACGGTGACTACACAGGTGACGGCCTCCTTTATCAGCATGTTCAGACATTCTTTGAAGAAGGTGGCATCCGTGCCGTTGTTCGTAGGGTTGTAGGTACAGATACCGCAGCAGTTGCATCATCGGGAACTCTTCTTGACGGTCTCGCTGGAGCTATCGCTATCAACCTCACGGCTGCTAACCCTGGCGTTTGGGGTGACTCAATCACGGCTGAAGTTGTAAAGAGTGGCAGTGAGTTCTCGATCTCAATCACGCTCAAGGGTGCTGAAATCTTTGCTGGTTCTGGATACACCACTAGTGCTCAAGCAATTGCTGACATCAACTCCTCAATTCCAAACATCCTCGTAGCCACCGCAGGTGCTTCAACTGGTATCCCGTACAGCAGTGACGTAACACTTGAAGATGGTGATGCCAAGCTTGACGATGTTGTTGACGCAACAATCATTGCGGCTCTTGCTGATTTCTCTGAAGATTTCGGTACTGGCGTAGTAGCCACTCCTGGATACTACGGAACAGACATCTGGGACGCTCTTCTTGCTCACGCAGTAGCAACTCGCAAGGTTGCATACGCAAGCTTCAGTGCTGCAACTTCTTACACTTCAGCCATTACAGCAGCAGGAAACTACGGTGGAAGCACTGCAACAGCTAAATCAAATGCAAGTCATCTTGCGTTCTTCTGGCCACAAGTTGTAGTTCCTGACGGTCTCGGATCAACAAGGGTCATCAGCCCCGAGTCCTACGCCGCTGCCGCTAGAGCTCGTCAAGTCATCGCTGTTGGCGGTCCGTGGAAGCCAGGTGCAGGAGTTTCCTCATCTTCACGGTACGTAACAGGTCTTTCCTCTAACGGTGCAACGACGAAGGTTCCAAAGACCATCTCTAACGCGCTTGACGAAGGCAAAGTGAACGCAATCCGCGTCATTGACGGACAGGTACGCATCTATGGTGCTCGTTCCGCATCAAATGACACTGCAAACTGGAGGTACATCACGTACCGCGACACAGTTAACCAGATTGCTTCTGAGTCCGAGAAGGCTCTTGAGCAGTATGTGTTCTCAACAATTGACAGCAGGAAGACCCTCTTTGGAGCAATCGCTTCAACTTTGACCTCAATCATGGAGAACGTCAAGGACAAGGGTGGCGTTTACGCAATGGTTGACGCTGTCGGTAACGACATTGACCGCGGCTACTTAGTCGATGTGTCAGACGCTCTCAACCCAGTTACTGCACTTGCCGAAGGAAAGATCAGTGCTTCCATCGGTGTGCGTGTCTCTGGTGTTGCAGACCTGATCACACTCACAATCACCAAGTCGTCTTTGACGACGGCTTTGTAACAGAAGGAATAACAGACAATGGCAAAGATTTCCCAGAGACAAGTAGTCGCTAAAGTCACCTCTTTGACTGGCGTAGGCGGCAACGTTGAGACAACTAACCAGTTCTCGTCAGACACCCGTCCATACTTCTCCCAGGTTTCTGGTGGCGAAGTACAGGCTTCGGTTGAGAAGGTTTACGACGGTGGATCAACATTCCCTGAAGTTCTTCCTTCAGTTATTGAAGTTGGCGACGTAACGGTCACTCGTCATTACGATCCTTTGGTTGATGCTCCGTTGATCTCAACATATAGGGACAAAGTTGGCAGGAAGTACTTCAAGGTTGAAATCATCACCCTTGACGCAGACGGCTCACAAGTCGGCTACACCCGTCAATACGAGAACTGTATCCTTGTGAACATCACAGAGCCAGACGGCGACGCCTCATCAGGTGGACCTGCCACATTCTCACTGACATTTGCTGTAAGCAAGTCAACAGACTCAACCTCAACACCAAAGACGGCGTAGTCCCCACAGGGTCGCCCTCGTGATATGGTTTGTTCAGTCTGAACAGACTGCTTATTACTACGGAGGAATAACCCTATGGACTTCAATACTGACGACGAGCTTTACACGGCCAAAGTTGAGAGCAGCAATGTTCTTGACAGGCTGAAGAGCGAACTAGCCAAGAAGGTACGCCGACCCGAGATTCATCTTGAGGTTCCGGAACGCCCATCAATGGTTATTCGTTACTCACCAAACATCAACCAGAATCAGGTTCGCGCATGGCGACGTAACTCTGGTGAAGACACCAAGAACGGCATGGACGCAACTAAGTTTGCTTGCTACGTGCTTGCTAACACTTGCTCTGGAATCCTTATTGACAATGAAATTGTCACCGACAAGAACACAGAGCCTGTAACTTTCGGTTCTGATGACATCATGAACATGGTCGGTGCAGATCGAGTCCAGGACGCAATTCGTTCCATTTATGTTGTTGAGCCACACATTGAAGCTACAGCTCTGGCGATCATGGAGGCTGCGGGATTTAACGACAGCGTCGAACAGGTGGACCCTACGAAGCAGCCATAGAGTGGCTGCTTGAAGATCCCTACATAATCTCTTCGGCGAGAGTCGCAGAGACATTCCACATAGACCCGATTTCGGTGCTTGACTCATCTGAGCATTTGTGGTTGCTAAGAGTTGCCTGTGCTAAAGTCATCTCGCGCGACCATGAAGAGCAAGCCAAGCAAATGAAGGCTAAATAGCTGTGGTTGCCGTCCTAACTAACGGAGGGGGTGACTAGCAATGAGCATGACTGGTGGCGGAGCAACCGCCAATGTAAACATCAAGGTAGATGTTGATGATGCTGGTGCTGAAGCCCGTCTAGCGGCGTTAGAGAAGCGTCTCAAAGCATTAGAGCAGTCCTCCAAGGGTGCTTCTGGTGCAAGCAAGTCGTTCAACAACGACCTTGACAACATGTCTAAGACCAGCAAGAAATTGTCTGGTGATCACGACAAACTCGCCAAGACTGGTGAGACCCTCAAGAACATGTTCGGAAGGCTCGGCAAGTTCGCCAAGATAGCTGGCATTGAGTTCCTTGCTTTCACCGCAGCGCTCGCAGCGATGAAGTTAGCCCTCGTGGCAGGGCAATACGCCATGAAAGGCTTCCACGCCCTCCTAAGGGGGACTGGAGCCGCCGCAGGGGTCGCTATAGCGGCCATAGGTACGGTTCTAGCGGCTATGCGAGAACTGCAAGCTGCGACTATGGCTCCACTGATGGGCGGGATGAAAGAGTCTCGATCACAAATGAACGCTGTCTATGCAGACAGACGTTTCGCAATGTTTGACGCAAAGACTATGGGAAGCATTATTCAGTCAGCCGCTTCTCAGGGCAAGACGATTGATGCTGCTTTCCGTAACCAACTTGCACGGTACGCCGACTTCTCTATGGGCGACCCGAAGAAACTTGCTGAAATCCAGAAGACCTTCATGCAGATGGAGAAGGACAAGAAGGTAACTGCTAAGACCTACGGAGAACTTCAGCAGTCAGCTCCAATGCTTGCTAAGGCTTTCGATGAGATGGCTGGCGGTACAAAGAAGGGCGCAGCGGCTGCTGCGGCCGGAACAGTTACATACAAGAAGTTCTTTGATGCTGTCAACGAAGGCAAACTCAAAGCCCTTGTTCCTTTCAATGGTGCTCTTGAGCAAATCAACAACACTATTGTCGGAAAGTTGAAAGCTTCGTTCAGAGGTGTCAAGGAGCAGTTAACGCGTCTTGGTGAACCGTTCCTGAAGACATTCCAGGGACCAATCAATCTGATTGAACGCGAAATCAGCACCTTTGTTCTGAAGATTAACGGAACACTTCAGAAGGTATTTCCTCAACTGTTCAAGATTGGTGACGCAAACAACAATGTGATTACCAGGATGTTTGACAAGCTTGCAAACTCAATCAACGCCAACATGGCAAACATTCTAGGATGGGGCGACAAGATCAAAGGTATGGGTATCGCTATCCGTAACTTCTTTGGTGGCATGGGTGGTGCGCTTGAGAGAATGACGGCAGGCTGGAACAAACTTTACAAGAGTGTTCTGAAACCGATTGCGAAAGTGATTGGAGAGAACCTTTCTTACGCCATGACAAAGTTCAACGGTCTCATTGAGGGTCAAAGCCTAGATGGGTTCACTGTTGCTATTGAGAACTTTGGCGACATCCTTCACAACGTCATTGATGGCTTGTTCCAGTTGAAGGCAGTCTTAGCCCCAATCCTTCAGATGTTCCTCGGATTGAGCAGTGTTGTTGCGAGCCTTACTGGCGGCCCGTTCAAGATGCTTCTCCCTCTTCTGCTTATGGGCAAGATGATGGGTGGCAGGGGTGGCGCTAAAGCTGGTGTTGCTGGTGCTGCTGGAATGGGGATGATGGGGGCTGGACCTCTCGGGATGCTCGCAATGCCGTTGATGCTTGGAATGTCTGGGTTTGGATCTAGAACACAAGCCGGGGCTACGAGCAATTCTAATTATGCAGCAAACAGAGCCGCTGGCGCAGGCGTTCTCCCATCGGCTTTGTTGTCGGGTCAACGTGGCGGGCAGTTCGCTCAGAATATGCGTAACGGTATGGGATTTGGGATGTCGTCACTCATGGCATCAAAGAGTGTGAGTGGTGCTTATCAAGGTGCGTACGCTTCCAGTTTCGGTGATCACGCAAGATTCTCACTAAGAGACGCGCATGCCGAAGACAAGAGACTAATGGCGAATCCTCACCTTCTTGGATTGAGGAAAGACCCAATGATGGGTGGTTATCTTGATACAAGGACGGGAATGTCGGTTGACGATAAAGAAGCTTTGAAGCGGGCACGTGATATGAACACGATTCGCGGCGCACATAAAGATCCTGTTACGAGAGCTCAAATTAGGAAAGATGCTGATGCGGCGGCGAAATTGGCTGGCAAGACCCAGGCTAAAGCATTCGTGAAGGATTCGGCGAAACAGTTTGGTAAGTCAGCAGGCATGATGGCTGCAAGTGTCGGGGCAACAATGCTTGGCTCCTATGTACAACAGAGGGCTGGGACAAATCAAGGTATGGCAGCTGCTGGCGGGGCTTTGGGCGGTGCAGGAATGGGTGCTTCTATGGGTGCGGCTTTCGGCCCATATGGAATGCTTGTTGGTGCTCTTGCTGGTGGTGTTATTGGTGGTATTTCTGGCTTTAGGAATGCTAAGAAACTTCAGGAACAACAAGCAAAGACGTCTATTGGCAATGTCCGAAACGATGTGTTTGGCGGTAAGACTTTCAACACTACTGCGGACTTTGACGCCGCAAGAGAAGCTGCTTCTACAACACAGATAGGTCTTGACCAGTTGACGGCTGGCTCTAAGACGAATCTTCAAGATCGTATTGATCAAGCAAAGGCTGATCAGACGAAAGCTCGTGTCAGTATGAGAGAACAGTTCAGGTTGTATGCGATGCAGCGAACTGGTGCGCGCAAAGTGGATTTCAAGAGCGCCGAGAGGGGAAGCACCTTCGGATGGACTGGTCATGGCGGAAAGAGCCAAGGCTTGAAGTTCACGGGTGGGACATTAGATGGGAAGACTTACGACGGCGAGAACAACAATGTGGAGAATCTTGCTAGGGATTTCCTGAGGTCAAAGGGTGCTTCTAAGGCTGTTATTGACAGAATGGATGGCAAGGGCGCAGGCAAGGGAGCTTTCGGCGCTATCGATTTCTTTGCTGGTCTTCAGTACGACGGCGACATTGAGCAAATGAACAAAGATCTTGATGCACTCAAGGAGAAGTACCCAGATGTTGCTGCTGGTACGGAAGCATATAAACAGGCTCTTGAAGACATTGACAAGAAACAGAAGGCTTTCACAGAGAACAGCAAAGCAACATCGTCAATTACCGACAGTCTTGGCATCAGTATGGATCAGGTTGCTGATTTGTTTGCCAAGACGGGTCGTTCTCTTTCAGAGACGCTTCCTGGTATTCAAGATTTCAACAAACTGATTGGAATGGTTGGAGATACGGCAACACGTGTAGCCAACGGTGCTGGCCGTCTCGGTCGCGCATTGTTTGCTCAGACACAATCCGACATGGATATTGCTGAGTCCCGTAGTCGTCTTGAAACACAACTCCAGACAATGTTTGCCACAAAGGGAAATATCAGTGTATCTGAAGGCACAAGGGTTGCCGGCGAGACTCTCAACGAGGTCATTAACAACTCTATGGCTGAACTTGCTGCTGGAAATGTTGATTTCGCAACTTTGACTGGTGGTGCTGGTCAAGATGGGCTGCTTCAGAATCAACTCAAGACATTACTCACTCAGGCCTCCAGTAGTGGCGTATCCAGTTCTGTTATTTCTCAACTTGAGAACTCAATCTATGGGAACGTTGATGCAACAACAGGTCAACGTTCAGGAGGAATGCTTGACAAGATTAATAACGCAAAGACTGACCCGTTTGCGCGTATGCAGTTTGACGGCAAGTTCAACAAAGACTTTGAAGACCAGATGTTGCTTGCTTCTCAGAATGCTGCTGCGGCTATGGCTGGAGGAGCTTCAATCGGTGAAGCAATCAATTCTGGAACAACTGATTTGGCTAGATTCCTTCAGACTCAAGGCATTGAGGTAACTCCTGAAACGATGGGCAAACTTCAAACAATGCTCGGCGGAACTATTCAGAACTCTGCTTCAGCAATGCAGCAAGCCCTTCAGGTGGGTGGCGCCTATGCTGCTGATGCTATTCGTGCTGCTGTAACAGGTCAGCCACCTCCAGCACCTCCTGTAACAACAGTTCCAGCACCTCCAGTAGTTCCTACTGTTCCAAACGCAACAATGACTGGGCCACTCAACCCCACCCCTCCCGCAGTCATTCCACTCTTTGCGAGGTTTGGTTTATACAACTTCGGAACACCAAGTGGCGACACAACAACGTCTCGTTTCAGTCGCACCCTCGCTGCACATAGCAGTTTCGACGCAATGACACCAGGTAAACGGCTCGTCACATCGGGCATCCGAAACACCAATGTTGGGTCATTGAACTCCGACCACACCACAGGTCGAGCCTTTGACCTCACAGGTGACAACCTTGTTTCCTACTCACAGAATGTGAAGGAAGCTGGCGGCTTTGCAGAGTTCCACGGAGGCCCAGGAGAACAACGTCATCTCCATGTTGTCCCACCTGTCGGTGACTCTTCTTCCCCTGTTTCTGGTGGTGGCGGTGCTGGAGGCTCTACGAGCAACTACTACACCATTGAAGTAAATGCGAGTTCTGGCATGGACGAGGAAGCTCTTGCAAACAAGGTTCTTGATAAGATCAAGCGCGCTGAACGTACTAGTAGTGAGAGACGATAATGGCTAGACCTAGTGTAAGAACCAATAGACCAGCATCCAGGGCACCAGCTGGCGTGCGTACGGTAGCAAAGAAGGGTTCCGTTTCATCCAGGCAGATGAGGAATGCCAAGACTGTTCGTTCTGCATCATTTGAGTTCGGTGGACTTCCATCTATTGATTTCAGTGGTATTGGTCTCAATTTGAGTGGTATTGATTTCGCTGCCATTATGAGTCAGTACACAGCAAACATTGCTTCGCCTACGCCAGATGTTCCGCCCGCGGCATCAAATAAGTTCTACATCAGGTCATTTGCAACAGAATCCGCTACGTCATTACAACGAGTCACTTATGTGTTCCCTGTGTCGCCGAATGAAATATCAGTAATCCGTGTCCCGATTGTGTATTCAGAGATAAGCCGTCCAGGTCGTAAGCCGGTTCTTAAATCAGCAGGCAAACAACTAAAGCAGATAACGGCCACACTCATGGTTGTTGACGGGGCAAAGAGTTTCCTTAGTTCTGCTCAACCCCAGATAAACGCTCTTGAAGCATTGGCTCAGCTTGACTATGACTTGAATATCTTCTACCCGGGTGTTGACTCTTCAATCAAATGGAGGATCACAGACTTGTCTTTCAGGACAATGAGAAGAGACACAAACAATGTAGTTACACTCGCTGAAGCAAACATCACATTTACCGAAGTGGTTATTCTTCCTGCGCCAGTTCCTGGTATGCCAAGAATCAAAGACGTTCCTGCATCTAGGCAGTCGACAACAAACCCTGGAGCAAGCAGTACCAACCAGAGGGTCGGTGACGACCCGGTCGCCATAGTTATTGCTGCTGGACCGCCGCCAAAGAACCCTGGCGGTACTGGCTTCACCGTCACAACACCTCCATGATCTCGGGGGTAGTCCTTGGCGAAACAGCAACCCCAGGGACGGTAGTTAAGAAATCGCGCAAGAACGATGTGACAACACTCGTCACAAAGACAAGTCACCATATGTCTGTTGGGGACAAGGTTGTCGTGTCTGGTGTTGGATCAAATATGAACGGAACATGGACTATTTCCGCTGTTGCTTCTAATACAAAGTTCTCTTTCAAGCAGAAGAAATCTGATGTTGCTGAGAAGAAGATAAGCGGGACATACGCCAAAGCTGTTGGCAGCACAGCAGACATATCAGAACTAATCACAAGTATGTCCGTAAGTCTTTCAATGGCAGAAATTAGTCAGGTAACAATAGTTATTTCTGATCCTGGTTTGATTTATATGTCGGCCAACTACTTTCAGTTGAGACAGAAGATAAAGGTCGCTGGTGAGTACTTTGAGATTGCTTCTCTTGAGGTTCGTCAAGGTATGGCAGGCGAAGAAATAATTATGGAGTGTCGTCTTGCAGGTATTCAGAAACTCAAGAGAGACAAAGGTAAGGCGGTGTACTCAGGAGGGTCAGCAACCTCCTTTGCGTCGGAGAAAGCAAGAAATGTTGGCTTGTCATTCTTCGGTGAGAACTCAACAGCTAAATCATCAATTTCTAGAGTGAGAAACGACAAGGCTGATGAATCATCGTGGGATGTATTGAGACGCCTTGCCGGAGATAACCAGTTTCTTCTGTACGAGACAGACGGTCGAGTGTTCTTCTGTTCTCAGTCATTCCTGTTAGGCAAGTATTCGCTTGCACCTTCTGCTTCATCTCCTGGTTTCTTGACGACAATCGTCAAGTGGGACAGCAGTTATTCCGTTATTGATGACACCACAGCAACCACACGAACAACAACAAGATACGCTGCGGCAATTGTTGGGCCATCAGGTCGACCAACAATTGCCGCAGCG